GTGGCGAGCAATAGCACGACCGGTTAGTGTAGTTGATTGTCCAATGCGTTTGTCATAGAAGCGACAATGTGGGTTAAGAATAGCACCATATAAACTGTTCAAGTTAATCTTCTTAACTAACTGTCGTTTGTCCCAGTATTCTTCTTCAATCTTATTACCAGCCGCAATACATTCTTTGAGTTTAGCCTGCATTTCTTTACGTTCAGCATACCAACGCTTTAGTAATCCGGGAATAATACCTTCTTTGTCATAGGTAAAGATAGTGCCATTTGCTGAGATCATTAAACTTTGATGACTTTCAAATATCATTCGGTACACTTCAGCGGCACTTAGTTTGTCAGTTTTACCATCTTCCCAATCAATCGTAATCTCAGTACCGATTTCCTTGTTCATAATGGCAGTATATTCTAGCGATCCAAATATACCTTCCCATGCAGCCGCAAAGCTCTTGCCTTTACCTACCAAGTCGTCAATGTAATCCTGTGTCATTGTTTGACGTAACTGTCCAACAATAGTTTCCGGACCCATATTCAATGCACGAATGGCACTAGGGTATAGACTGTTAATGTCTAGAGAACCAATCCATTCGTGAATACCTTCTTTAGGGTAAGCAACATACGCACCGGCTGCTCCTTCGCTTTCTGCATTTTCATCACGCTTAATACGATTAGGTACTTGGAAGCCTCTACGATGACTTTCGTTAATAATAGCCTGTTCTGTAACAGCAACAGCACCCATAGTAGTCTGTAGCAACACAGTACATTCATGTGCCAGTGTATTAGCAAGGTCTAAAAACTTGAGTTTGTTATCCAGCTTGTTTAGCAATGCAGTATCTTGACGATTGTATTCAACAAACTTACGGAAGTCATTGTTGTATAACTGATCGAGTGTGCCTTCGTATACTGTTTTGCTTTCGCCCATTTCCATTTCACCGATTGCATCTAATCGATAAGTGTGACGTTCTTCATATGTGTACTTTCTATACAGTTCTAAACTGTCTAAGTGTACACGACCTATCAAATCATAGGTAATGGCTTTTTTACCATACTTTTCGTATTCACGTTTCTTGGGATATTGATCCCATAAGCAGAAACGGCGTGTGTCGTCTTTACTCAATACCTTGGTAACACGATTGACTGTATAAGGTATATCAAAGCCTTCGCTGTTCCAACCACTTATCACGTCAGCGTCTTGAATCAAGTTTAAAAATGTATCCAGCATATCTGCTTCGTTATCGAAGATGTGCGTGTTAGGAAAGTCTTTGACTAGTTCTTCTGCTTTCTCAATGGTCATTCCTTTGGGCGGAATAGCAAGACATACTAGCGTATCTAACCATTTTAGGTAGACTGAGATAGCAGTGATTGGCATAAATGCATCTTCGGGAGATGCGTAACCACGTTCTGGATCAAAGTCTACCTCAATGTCGAAGTAGGCTGTGTGCAGTTTAGGTGCGTCTTGATTTAGGTAGTTTTCAGAAAGGCATGCAACGACCGGATTAATATCTGCTTCATACAGTTTTTTTCCGCTGTTGATTTTCTGTTCTTTGTGAAAGTCTTTGGTGTTTTTACAAATGATACGACTTAAAGGATCTCCATATATACTCTGGAACTTACCTTTAGGGTCTTCGTAATAGAAAGTGTAGCGTACAGGATATTCTTTGAACTCCCTTTTGCCATCTTTACTTCTTTCTACTACTCGTATTACATCTGCATCTCTATCGAAATATGCGTCTACGTACAAGTTGTTTTCTCCTATGTCATTTTCGGCTGACAAATACCAATGTGATCATTTTTAGCTGATCAAACTATACTCTTACATATTTATAAGTCTTACTAATGCTATAGCATCTATTGTCACCAAAAGAAGATAGTTAGCAACCATACCCGTACTGCGCCTAGTCCAAGCAGCCCAACAAAAAATAGCACATTGAAAAATAAACAATGGATATAAAATAAGGAATGGCGGCGTAGGCACAGTCAACGCCATTGTAACAGCACAGGCTATACTTAGAAACCAAGCTGTGATTTCTAATACAAATCTTAAAGGCCATTCACGAAAATCGTGTTTAGCCCATTCGTAACTGTTTTGTATAAAGCTCATTCTTCTGGCAAACGTCCAGTAACACCAAGAATCATTTCAACATCTTGCCATGCTGATTCATGTTCTTTCCAGTTATCTTTGTGTGCAATGGTGATTGCTTTATTGATAACACTTGATTTGATTTCTAGTTCTTCTGCAACTGCCTTGACAGTTTCTTTTAACCCTTCTTTCAAATCCTCAATCTCTCGAAGCACAGTGCTTCCTTCAGTAATAAGGCGCTCGAGTTTAGCTTTCTCTTCGGGACCGTACATTCTTGTAGACATCGTTTCTCCTTGTTAACACATATTATATACTAGTTATCTACAAAGGTCAAGCCCACAAAAGAAAACAGCTAACCAAAGTTAGCTGTTTTATGAGTAGCTTAGATTACTTAGAAATCTCTTCTATCTGCGTTAGCTGCACCTTGAGAAACTGGTGCACCACTAGTTGATAGATTTTTCTCTACGTTTTTATCGTTTCGACTTCTAAAATCTCGTGCACCACCTTGAGCTTTAATTAATGCAGCAGATGCAGCCGCATATTCTGGAGCACCTGGTTGTACTACCTTACCGTTAAACGTAATAGGACCAGATGGTTTACCCATTTTTAATTCACCTTGCACAGATGTATTAGTTGTGGTATTAGTTGTGCCGCCTTGTGCAGGAGCAGCGCCCGGAGCAGCAGGAGCAGCGCCCGGAGCAGCAGGAGCAGCTTGTACTTTTCCAGCAATCTTTGCCAATCTTTGATTTAATGCTGATAATCGTTGTTGCACATCTTTTGGCAATGCAGCGCCAGCTTCTGCATCTTTAGTATATGTACCAATAACTGCTAAGTGCTTTTCAAACTCTGCTTTATCTGCAGGTGACATTTGTATTGCAGGATCCGCCAACATCTTTGCTAAGCCTTGATATGCTGCGTACCCACCGGCAGCAATAGCAGCGCCAGCGGCAGCAACCTTACCAACACCTTTGTTAAGTACCTTTCTTCCAAAGTCTGCAATTTTACTACCAATACCCGGCTTAGTAGGAGTTACATCTCTGTACGGAACATCGGTTACATTTGTTGAAATACCGCCTGGCTTTGCAGGCACCAATGCACCACCGTTTGACCAGGACGGATCTATACGCTCTGGCGCTTCTGATAACATAGCTTGCATAAACTGCATTTGTTCAGATCCGTCTAAGCGGCCAAGATTTTTCATTACGTATGAGCGGATTTCTGACTCAGTCATAATATCAAGATCAGACACGCTAGTAACGCTTTCAACTTTGTACTTAGTAAGGATCTTTTCCATTGCACCAAGTGATGCTACTAAGTTGCTTTGTGACTTAATCTGTGCGCCTTGAGCTAACAGCTTTTCAAATTCAGGTGTAAGTTTACCAGTTTCTGGTTTACCGGCCATCTTTTCAAATGCTTTAATACCTGCAATAGTTTTATCGCCCATCTTACCATCGGCTGGTCCTGGATCTATGCCTAGTGCGGCAAGTTGTTTTTGTACGTTTAGTACGTTACCACCAGCTGCCGCTGGAGTTTTAGCACCTGCTGCTGGGGCAGCACCCGGAGCGCCTGCCGGAGCACCTGCTGTTGTTACTGTTGGTTCACCAGTCTCAGGATTAATGCCACCTGGCATTGTAACGTTTTGACCTTGTGCGTTAACTCCAGCACCCGGCTTATTTGCTATATTCACACCTTGTTCATCTCGTGGCGCATTTGGATCTGCAGCCGCCGGCGCACCTGCTGGAGCACCTGATGCACTACTACTTGCTGCTGGAGCACCTGCTGGAGCACCCGATGCACTACTACTTGCTGCTGGAGCACCTGCTGGAGCACCCGATGCACTACCACTTGCTGCCGGAGCACCTGCAGCCGCCGGAGCACCTGCTGCTGGTTTAGGACCTGCCGCTACTTTAGAAACTGCGCTTTTTGCGTCTTGCACTACTTGAGAAACTTCGGGAGGTAGTTGATCAATGTCACCTAACTCGCCGATAATCTTATTGATTTCTGCTATTTCGCCCTGGAACTTACCGGCTGTAACACCGCCTGAAGTAACAGCTGGTCCTGTTCCTAATGTAACTTTTTCAACCAACTTGTAACTAAAACTTTCAACTAGACTACGAGCAATCGCACTGTTAAAGTTAAAAGATTCTGCTGTACTAGAAATTTTAGTAATCAGTTCTTTTAATCTAGCAATCTTCGGAGCGTAAAACGCATCGCTACTTTGACCACCTTGTACGCCAGCACTTTGATTTTTAACAGCCTTAGAAGCTTGTGCATTTTGATCTGCTGTATTGCTTAGTGCCCCTGTACCAACTAGACCGCCCAATGCTGAAGTTTTAGCTGTCCCGGGCACTAGTCCTAACTGGGCCAATGCTTTTGTGTCTGCTTCTCTAGCAGTAGCCGAAATACTAAGGCTACCTTCACCACCTGCTGGCATACTCTGTTTTCTAACAAAGTACCCGCTTATAGGATCATATAGGCCTGGCAGTTTTTCCTTCCATGCTAGGTCATTTAAAATGTTAGCACGTTTTTGTTCGTCTTGTTCTTGACCTACTGCCGCTTGTATGTCTTTCATTGTAATGGCTTCGTTTAGAATCTGTTTAGATTCTATTTGATCCATCTTGGCTATTAATGCTTTTAAGTCCATTTTTCTGATCCTATATCTAATAGTATATTTAGTTGTAAATGCTCACTTTCGAAATGCTAGGATTCCCGGCCTAGCACCTCGCGCCAGCAGCCGGCGCACACGAGTAACCATAAGGTCCTAAGGTAGTGTGTTCTTACTGATCTGCTGAGCCTTTTGTTAGCATAATTTTACCTTGCATTTCTGGGCGTTTTTTAAGAATAGCCAATGCATAGTTATTAGCGCCTTTTTTCGAGCTGAATTCTTTAGGTGTTCCCTGTTGCTTATAAACTTTACCGTTTATTCTCAAATACCAAGGTCCTTGTTCTCTTTCGCGTTGTGCTCTTGAAAAGTCCTCGTCATCACCTTCGTCATTTGCGCCACCGTCTTGCTGATATGCAAAACTGCTTTTCTTATCCATTCCTGAAATACTTGATTTGTAATCTCTAGTATAAGCATCGTCTTTGCTGATAGCTTCAGTTTTTGGTGCTAGATAAAACATACCGTCTTGCCCTATCTCTACAGCAACGGGAGCTAAACCTCTAATGCCCACAGCACCACCGGGCACTTTAACTATCTCGCCAGTGCCGGGTCCTGTTTTATCTCGACCTGCAAACTTATAATCTTGACCATTAACTTTGATAGTATATGCTGCCGGACTGCCTTCGTATCCTGGACCGTACCTACTAGACAACGTAGGACCTGCTGGTGCAGGAGCTGCTGGCGCTGCTGGTTCATTTGGTTTGCCAGTTAATCTATTAATACTTGGATCAGGTAATGATCCGTCTGCATTAGGAACAATACGTTCAATAACTCTTTCAGCTAGTTGTGTTGCACGAGTCTTAGTACGTTCTGTACTTTCAGCAAACTCATTTTCTACAGTTTTAAAATATTTGCCAATCATAGATGGCTTTGCATCTTTAGCAACATTAAGTACATTACTTGTAATCGTTTCTCTAGTTGCCTGTGATGGTTTGTTTAACGGGCTGTTAACTTCGCTAATGATAGATAAAAATCTACTCATGCCAACTTCTTCATTTGCATATTTTTTAGCAAGATCTACTGGTGCAGCAGCCGGTTCACCCGGCTCTGGAGCATCATATTCAGCGGCTGCATCAATACCTTTGGCTTTTAATGCTGCTGCCATTTGTGCCAGTTTTTGTTTCATTGCGTTAGTTGATGCAGTAACTTGTGGACTGACAACTGCAAAGGTATTAGCACCGCCACCGCCACGTATTGCATCGGCGCCATCTAACTGTGCTCTAAGTCGATTGTATTCAAGTTGTTCTGGGGATAGTGTTGATGCGGCCGCAGGAGCAGGAGTAGCAGTAGGTGCTGCTGGCTGACCGGTTTGCACGGGTTGACCACTTCTATCAACTAGTCCTTCTTTAACTACTCGAAGAAACTTAGACATGCTATCAACACCTTCTACAGGCTTTGAGGCAGCACCGTCAATTGCCTGTAGTATGCGCTTCATGTCCATTGGTCAGTCCTTTCGTATTATTTCTTAGCAAAAGGATTCACACCTTTCTTTGGTGGTGCTTTTTTATCGGCAACGGCTTTTTTCATTGGCTCTTTTTTGTTACCGTCTTTGTCCATGTCTAAGAAATCTGGCTTAGCACCTTCTTTAACATTCTTACTTGCACGTAGTTTAGCAAAGTCGCTTTTTTCTAGTTTGCCATCTTTGTCAGTATCTAGTTTCTTTTGACCGCCTTTAAGTGATTCTTTAAATGCAGGGTTTGTCGGTCCAGGAGTTTTAGGACTCCAACGTTTGCCTTTGTGAGGTCCGGATGTAACAACAGGATATTGTCCGTCTTTTCCCTTTGGTGGAGGAGCCGTTGCTCCGTCGGGTGAACTAGGAGCCATTGCTTCTTTAACTTTGTCTCTATTATCAAATTTCTCGTTATCCTTCATACCCCAAGTCTTAGCACTCTTTGGACTTTGCTTTAGTTTTGGAGCTTGTGATTTTTTCTCAGCAGCTGATTGTGTTTTGGCATGACTTGCTTTGCCTTTCCCTGACTTCTGTTCAGATTCACCATCATCTGCATAGCTAGTGTTCTTGTGTGTTACACCAGTAGATGT